ATAATGAAGTCTATGAAAAAACAATACGGCAAGAAAAAAGGTGAGGCTGTATTTTATGCTTCAAAAAACAAGAAAAAAATCAAGGGTGTAGATAAAAAGAGGAAAAAATAATGGAACCAGAACAATTAGTAGAACAACTTAAGAAAGCAATAACTAGAAGAGTTAATCAACTAGCCTTGTCAGTTACATCAGGGGGTGTTGACAATATGGAAACTTACAAGTATATAATAGGACAAATAAATGCACTGGAATCAGTGCGTCAGGAAATCTCTAACCTGCAACAAGATGAAGGAGCACAAAATGAAAACACAGGAACAGTCGTCGACCTCAAAGGCAGAAGTCCCAAAAACTAAAACAGGTCTACTAGACAAATACAAAAAAGAGCCTAAAAAAGAAGTCACAAAAGAAACTACAAAATTACCAAAACCAACAGGTTGGCGTATGTTAGTTTTACCATTTAGAATGAAAGAAAAAACTGATGGTGGAATTATTATGGGCACAGAAACAATTGATAGACAGCAAGTTGCATCACAGTGTGGAAATGTATTAGCAATGGGACCTGATTGTTATAAAGATAAAAATAGATTCGAAAATGGTCCGTGGTGTAAAGTGGGAGACTGGGTAGTCTTTGCACGTTATGCAGGATCTAGAATAGAGATTGAGGGTGGGGAAGTTCGTCTCCTTAATGATGACGAAATATTGGCAACAGTACAGGATCCAACAGATATCCTGCATAAATATTAACATAGGAGGAAACTATGCCAGAAGAGGAAAAAAAGAAAGAAAGTCCAGTATCTACTGAACCAATGGTAGATATAGATACATCAGGCCCAGAGGTCGATGTAACTTTAGAGGAAACTAAAGATGAAGCAGTAGTTGATACTGCTCCAGAAACAAAGACAGAAGAAATAGTAGAAGAGAAAAAAGAAACAGAAAAAAAGGAAGATGAAAAATTAGAAGACTATAGTAAAGGAGTGCAAGCTAGAATTGCAAAACTTACACGTAAGATGAGAGAAGCAGAAAGAAGAGAAGCTGCTGCTCTTCAATACGCTGAGTCTTTGGAAAAGAAAAGAAAATTAGATTTAGATAAATTTAATAAAGTCGATTCTGAGTACAACAATAAATTTGCAGAGTCTATTAAATCTGAAATGGAGGCAGTTCAAAAACAATTAGCAACTGCTATCGAAAGTCAAGATGCGGCTGGGCAAGTTCAAGCAAACAAAAGAATTGCTGAGTTAGCATTTGAAGATGCTAAACTTAAGCAAAAACAAACAAAACCAGTTGAGCAGGAAACTCCTGTAAAACTATCTGACGGTGGACAATTACCAAGAGAAACACCTCAACAAATGCCACAAGCAGATCCTATGGCTGAAGATTGGGCAAGTAGAAATACATGGTTTGGAACAGACAGAGCTATGACTTTTACCGCGTTTGAAATTCACAAGGATTTAGTTGAAAAAGAAGGTTATGATCCAAAATCTACGGAATACTACGAAGAAATTGACAAAAGGATTAAAGTTGACTTTCCACATAAATTTGGTAATACTGAAACTAAGCAAACGAACAGGGCCGTTCAGTCGGTAGCTTCAGCGACAAGAAGCTCAAAACCTGGTCGCAAACAAGTGAGACTCACATCGTCTCAAGTAGCAATAGCTAAAAAATTAGGTGTGCCACTCGAAGAATATGCAAAACAATTAAAACTCACGGAAGGAGCGTAGCATATGAAAAAAGAAAATGAAAAAGTAACTTCTCGTGCGGCTGGAACTCGGTTAAAGACTGAAAGACCAAAAGAGTACAAGCCCCCATCATCTCTAGATGCACCACCAGCGCCAGATGGATTCAGGCACAGATGGATAAGAGCAGAGTCAATGGGTTTCAATGATACTAAGAATATTCATGGTAGATTGAGATCTGGTTATGAGTTAGTGAGAGCTGACGAATACGATGACGGTGATTCTTACCCGATTGTCATGGATGGAAAATACGCTGGAGTCATTGGAGTAGGTGGCCTTCTCCTGGCAAGGATACCCGAAGAACTCGCGCAAAGCCGTGTTGATTATCAGAGAAGACAAACTGAGGGTCAAGACGAATCTGTAGAAGCCGACTTACTGAAGGATCAGGACAAAAGAATGCCGATGAAATTCGAGCGTTCTAGCAAAAACTTCGGTGGTACTAAGAAATAAAATTCTAAACACCAACGAATAATATAAACCGAACTGGAGGCCGTCTAACGACGGCAGGTTCACAAGGAGAAACAAACTATGGCAAATAGAAACACACAAGGTTTTGGTTTGATCCCATCAGGTGCTTTAGGCGGAACAGCCGCAACTGGCGGACAGAACAAATACAAAATCGATAGTGGGTATGGAACGTCTCTCTATTTAGGACAACCTGTGCAGTTTGATACTGCTGGTGGTGCTAATGACAATCCAGGCTATATAATCAATGGACAAGATGCTATAACAAGACCAACGATTGGTGTATTTAACGGATGCTTCTTTACAGATGCAACTACAAGTAAACCAACGTTCTCATCTTTTTTTGCGAGACTTACAGCCCCCGCTAATAGCGAAGACGTCGATGCATTTGTTATCGACAATCCTCTTCAGCAATACAACGTACAGTTAGACGCTAGACTTGGTGCTAACGCCGACGCTGCACAAGCTGAAATGGGGAGCACATTTGGTTTGACAGTATCAGCAAATGGAGCTGGATCAGTAGCATCTGGTTCAACTATTTCTGGACAATCAAACTCACAATTAACCGTGGCAACAGGAGCAACAGGAATCCAAAATCAATGGAGACTTTTAAGAGCTGCTGAAGATCCTGAAAATGAGGATCTTATAACTGCTGCACAAACGAACCCAGCATTAGCAAACTTTTCAGGTTTTGCGACTGTTGTAGTTGTGGCTAACAAGTCACAGTGGTTCGGGGACGGACAGGTAAGCGCATAATGGCAATATCACGAGCACAACTAGTTAAAGAACTAGAGCCAGGACTGAACGCATTGTTCGGACTGGAATATAAAAGGTATGATAATCAGCACGCTGAGATTTATGCCACAGAGTCATCAGACAGAGCTTTCGAAGAGGAAGTAATGTTATCTGGCTTTGCAAACGCAGATGTAAAAGCAGAAGGAGCTGGCGTATCATACGATGATGCACAAGAAACTTATACTGCTAGATACACAATGGAAACGATCGCTTTAGCTTTCGCTATCACAGAAGAAGCAATAGAGGACAACCTTTATGACAGACTTTCTTCTAGATACACAAAAGCTCTTGCAAGATCTATGTCCAATGCAAAAGAAGTTAAAGGTGCAGCACCTTTGAATAATGGTTTACCAGCGATCGCAGCTGGAACTGCTTTTCAAACAGGTGACGGCGTTAACTTGTTTTCTACAGCACACCCAACAATTGCGGGTAACGTAGCAAACACTTTGCAAACACAAGCTGACTTAAACGAAACTTCATTAGAAACGGCATTGATTGATATCGCTGCTATCACTGATGAGAGAGGTTTAAGAATCGCAGCAAAAGGAGTTAAAATGATAGTTCCTTCTGCGAACCAGTTCAACGCTGAGAGAATTTTAAAATCTCAAGGCAGAACTCAAACAGCTGATAATGACATCAATGCAATCAACAGTATGGGAATGATTCCTCAAGGTTATAGAGTGAACAATTTCTTAACTGACCCTGATTCATTCTACATTATCACGGACGTTCCAAACGGTATGAAAATGTTCTCAAGAACTCCATTGACAACTTCAATGGAAGGAGACTTTGATACTGGAAACGTAAGATACAAAGCTAGAGAAAGATACGCTTTTGGCGCTTCTGACTTTAGAGGTATCTTCGGTGTTGAAGGTGCGTAATCAATAGATTTTATGGGGCGGTCTTAAAACCGCCCCATTTACATAACAAACTGGTGAGAGTATGAAAAAATTCAGAATTCAAATATCTGCATATCAAATGTATGCAGATTTTAACATTCAGTCTTTGAATGGCCCATTAGACATAGAAAATGCTATCATTGACAAACTTGGAAAAAATGATATAAAATGGGAGTATCTTGGAGAAATGCATGATCCAAGAGTTAACAGAATAACCTATGAGGAGGTTATAGAAGATGCAAACACATCTAAAAGACCTTTACACAAAGAAGAAGGGTCTGGACCTAGAATGGGAGCAGGAGCATCTTAAAGAGGGTAGATATACTCTCAATATGGTTAAAATTGACAGAGCTGTCAGAGAAGTAATTAGCCATATAAAACTTGTAGAAGCTGAAAAAGCACATCTACAAAATAAGGTGGAAGACGCTGCACCCGAAGTTTCTGTAGCTACTTAAACAAAAGCTACATCGTTGGAAAAATCCAATCCACATTACAGGCTCTCTTGCGCTCTATTAAAAACTAGTATATAAAAACTTTACTATACAATTAATTAGAACATAGACGCGTATAGTCGACGGCCTAGAGACTATGTTCAAAAAACTAGGAGGATATAATTATGGCAAATACTACATTTTCAGGACCAGTCCGATCGGAAAACGGTTTTGAACCAATAACAAAAAATAGCACAACAGGTGCTGTTACAGTCGAAGCTACTTATGACGCTAGACCAAACTTTAGAACAACAGTAGACAACACGACTTTAAATACAGGTGGTGCTGTAACAACAACTTTAACGACAGCTCAATCAGGAACTATTTTTGAAGTAAATGGAACTGATGATATTGTTGTTAACATGCCAGCTTTAAGCACAGCTAATGTTGGAAACACTTATGAGTTTTTTCTAACTACTGCTGTTGGTGGTGGTAAAACTGTTACTTTTGTTTTACCTGGTGCAGGTGTATCAAATTTCTTTGGAGCAATTCAGCTCATGGATGGATCAGCTGCTAACCCAGCAAGTGATGTTGCAGGAGATACTTTAACATTACAAAATTCAACTTTAGTAAATGCTAGAGTAAAGTTAACTTGCATTAAAGATGATGGTACTAACTCAACTTACAAAGCTGAGACTGTATCGTCTCCGGTTGCAACAATAGCGTAATAATTAATTTAGTGTGGGCTTCGGCCCACACAAATTTAAGGAGAAAAAATTATGGGAACAAGTATAGTAAGTCCTAAAAGTAAAACATTCGTCCCTGATACAACATCAGCAGACAATGATTCTATTGCGGCTTCACAAACTCCAAGCGGAGCAGCTGATTTAACTTTAGCTGGGACAGCATCAAGCTTTGCTCCATCCGGAGTAGGTTTATTTGTTACAATAACTGGTGATGGAGGAACTAATTTAACTGGTGTCACTTTTACAATTACTGGAACAAACGCTTTAGGAATAACTGCTACAGAAGCTCTTAATGGACCTAACGGAGCAGCGACAGTAACAAGCACATTAAAATATAATACAGTAACTCAAATAGCTGTAAGTGGTGGAACTACTACAGCAGTTAGAGCTGGAAATGCAGCAGGTTCAGGAGGATCTGAGCAAAGTGTTTTTGCAGGTAGAACTAGATTAAGAGAATTATTTGGTACAACTGCAGCTACAGCCGATACAGTCACTACATTTTTTAATGGTGGCCAATCACGAGGAAATGAATTGTTTGCTGTAAAAAATCCTGTGGCAGCTCAAACTTTAATTAATCCAGCTTCAACGCATGGAGGAATACTGGCTAATGAAGGTTTATCTGTAAACCTACCAACTAACAGTTTTGTAAGTTTAACAATATATTTTGACGGGTAGGTAGCAATGGCTAATACTACTTCACAGGCCTATAGTTTTGATCAGGACCTGTCAATTGATGAAATTATTGCAGACGCATACGAGCGTCTTGGTTTAGTAGGCACGGCCGGTTATCAAATTAAAACTGCTAGAAGATCTTTAAATATTCTTTTTCAAGAGTGGGGTAATAGAGGAATACATTTTTGGGAAGTAGGAAATACAAACGTTAATTTAGTTGTAGGTTCTTCAACAAACGTAGATGCTACTGCTGAGGGTTCTGGTGTATACACTTTTTATAGAAACTCAAGTGATATTCCTGCGGGTGGTGAACCACCACAGGCTACAACAGTTCCAACTGCAAATGTATTTGGTATATCAGATATTTTAAACGTTACGTTTAGACAAAATTACAATACTACATCACAATCAGATATAGGTTTAACAAAAGTTGCAAGAGATGCATATTCTGCAACAGCAAACAAAGCATCACTTGGAACACCTTCACAATATTGGGTACAAAGATTTATAGATAAAGTTACAATAACACTTTATCCATTACCAAATGCAACAGCTGCTTCTAATTTTATAAACGTTTATTATGTTAGAAGAATTCAAGATGCAGGAGCTTATACTAATGCAAGCGACACACCTTTTAGATTTGTGCCTTGTATGGTTTCAGGTCTTGCATATTATTTATCTATGAAGTTTGCACCACAAAGAACACAAGAAATGAGATTGCTATATGAAGATGAATTAGCAAGAGCACTATCGGAGGATGGATCAGCGGCGAGTACGTTTATTACACCGAAAACCTACTATCCAAATGTATAATGGCGAGATATGCAAAAGGAAGCAGGGCGTTAGCAATATCAGATAGATCTGGTGCAGCTTTTCCATACAGAGAAATGGTAAAAGAATGGACTGGTGCTATTGTACATATTTCTGAATTTGAACCTAAGCAACCACAATTAGAACCACATCCTGTAGGAGCTGACCCACAAGCTTTAAAAAATGCTAGACCTGCAAGAGTTGAGTTTCCAGTTCAAGATATTCTACCTGATAATCCATTTACTACAACAGGTGGGTCTCCAACTTTAAGTGTGTCTTATCCATCTAATCAAATAAATTATGGAACAACACATGTCAGATTTCAAGCTGTTAAATCAGCAGTGGGTGGTGTTGC